CACTAATGAGAATTTGATTGAAAATTATTATCACAATCGACCTTCTACAACGGAAAGAGGTTTTAATAATACCTTACAGTTAGATGCTTCCGCTGGCGGAACAGTAGTAAACCTTAAGGTAGAAAGTGGTATATTTGTACCTTGGAGTGGTGACAACGCAGAAGACACAACCATTTGCACAGTTATGGACGGAGAAATTCACGGTAAAGGTGAAATGGTTTGTCACGACCCACTAACCAACTGGCCAGGTTTCGAAGTATCTGGTTATACAACTGGACAGGATGCACCACACGGATACGGAATGCTCATTGTCGATACAGACGCAACATTGAGTTTCCAAGCAGGACAAAAAGTAGCAGTACACGGTAGTTCCGGCGGAATATCGAATGTCTTGAGTCCATCATTGAGTACAATGGCGGGTGCAGGAGGTAAAGGATAATTAAAACGGGAATATTCCCGACACTTCAGCAACCCCTCGACTTATGTCGGGGGGTTGTTTTTTATACATATAGTATAAGATTTCACTCAATACTAAGGGAGTTTAAAATGACACTACAGCACAGAATTTGGGCAAGTAGAATTAAGAATTTGCCAGAACTAGATGAAGGCCATATGGTAGGTAAAATTGTTTCTCTCGGTCATCGAATTGGAACAGTCACAAAAGAAGTTGGCGACGATGCAACTGGAGAAGTTTATGAAGTAGAAATGGAAGATGGAAGCATCGTAACTGCCAGTTCACACGAAATGATTATTACTGACCCCGCCGCAGGAACAGGTGAACCTTCACCAGATATTCAAGCAGAAGGTACAGGTGATGGTAGCGGTTCAGCCGAATCAAAAGAAGAAGATGAAGAAGATACACTAGACGAATACACCAAGAGCGATGGTACACACCGTAAAGTAAATGGTGGTGATGGTCGTCGTAAAGGTGTAGAAAAGAATGTAGAAGTCGAAGAGACTTACGAAGACGAAGAAGAAACCGCAGATTACGATACCTTCTTTAAAGCCGCACTCAAGAAATTTGGTGTAGAAGACCCAGGCGACTTCAAGTCCGAAGAGGACAAGAAGGAATTCTTCAACTATGTTGACAAGAACTTCAAGGGAAAGAAAGAGAAGAAAGAATCTTTCTCCGCCGACGAACTCGCACACTTTGAATCCGTTTTAAAAAAAAACGAGACTCTAGATGAAGCAGAGTCTGTTCCTCTAGTCCGAACAGGACAAGGTTCATACACTAAAGATACTCATCCTTCTGATGCTGAAAGATTGTACCAAGCAAAAGACAAAAGAGAATATGAAAAGTTGATGAGTGCTGCCGAAGACGCAATGAGAAAAGGTATGCTTGCTAAATTTGGTCTTGTTGGTGACTACAAGAAGTTTACCGTAAATGTCAAATTCAAAGATGCAAAATCTCGTAAGAAATTCGAAAAGATGAACAACATCAAGTAAATTAAACACAAAACAAAATACAAAAAAGCCACCTTCTTGGTGGTTTTTTTGTTATAAACAGCCACTTCTCTTATAAATATTCTATGGAATGAGATTAGGAAAATTAGCGTATCTCTTAGCATCTACAATATGTTTAACAAGTTGCACTGCAACGCTTCCTGCTCCTCCACCTCAACAAAAAGAAATAGTCAAAGAACCACCCGCGACTCATACTTATTTGGATGAGTTTCCCTTCGACCCACATCCTTTTGTTGGTTCTATTAATTACTCTGATGGTAGATTAATAGGAAGCGGTGTAGTAATTGCACCAAATCTAATTCTTACCGCCGCACATGTGACGGAAGGAAAAGATGATTTAATGTTTGTTGAGTATGACGGTGACACACATTGTGTTAAAGAAGTCATTTATTACCCAACATATGTTCCTGATATTTTGGAACACGACATTGCAATAGTGGTTCTAGAAACAGAATCAGACGAAGAACCAGTAGTCTTTTCGGATATCGCTTACAAAAGAATGCAATTAGTAACTGTTGGTTACGGAACAGGAAGAAAAAGATTTAGTAACTATGGAGTCTTCTGGTATTATGGTAGACTCATAGGAACACCACAATTTATGATTATGTTGCCAATCGATGGAACTATATGGTTCGGTGATTCAGGTGGCGGAGTGTTTACACTCGATAATAAATTGGTAGGTATTATGTCGTATTTCCAGACAACTCGCTCTGGAAAGATTTACGAAAATGGTTGTGCGAGTATCGAGTATTATAAAGATTGGATTGAGGAAATTAAAAATGAACAATTGGAAGGATTGGTTGGACAATAAGATTTATTTACTATCAACACCTTTAGGTGCAGGTATTGGTATTACATCTTTTGTCCTTGGAATGATAATCGGAAAACTAATACTGTCTATGGGGTAAAATGACAGAAGACCTTTTAGTACTGGCACTACTTATCACTTTACTCTTCTTCCCCGAAGAAGATAAATAATACATGGAAAACGATTATGGACATTGGAATAACTTACCTTCTGACTTCAACCCTGACGATTGGTTTGGTTTTGTTTATAGGATTATTCGTGAAGACACAGGAAGAAAATACATCGGTAAAAAACAAATCCATTCGTATCGTCGTAAGAAAGTCAAAGGAAGAAAGAACAGGAAAAGAGTAATCACCGAAGCAAAGTGGCGAGAGTACACTGGTTCGTGTGATGAACTTAATTCAGAAATAGAAACAATGGGGAAGGAAAAGTTCACCTTCGAAGTCCTGAAATTATGCAAGACCAAAGGTGAACTTACCTTCTCCGAAGTAGAATACCAAATCAAAAATGATGTTCTTACGGAAGTATTAGAGGATGGGAGTCGAGCGTATTATAACTCAAATATTATGAATAGATGGTTTTCTAAATCTTCTTAAACCCATTTTTAATTTTTACCTTTGCAATTATCTCTTTGGTCAAATCACTGGTCAGTGCAGATGCCACTCCACCCGCTCCGAAGATTTTTTTCCTCTCTTCGTCGGTGAGGTGTTCCTTCATTGCTTCAATCAGACCAACAATTTCTTTCATTGCCTTTTCGTTGTCTCTGCCTCTAAGTAGCATCCATCCAACAACACCAATGGTTGCCAAGAATCCTACAATGAGAACAATCAATCCTACGATTGCAATTTCTTCGAGATAGTACTGAGAAGCGGCAGCGAAACCTACGGTAAGTACACCAATCGCTAATACAATACCACCAAGTTTTCCGTTAACCCAAAAAGTAAGAAACGCACCACCAACTAGCATACCAAACCCTATTACAAAAAACAGGGTGATATAACTGTGCATATTTTCGAGTGCTTCTTTGCGGACTTCCCTATCGGACTGTTCGTACTCTCTGACCAAATCTTCGAGTTGTTCTATCTGACCAACCGCGGCGGAAACCCTTGCGTTTGCCGCGTTCAAATCCTCTAACGCCTCTTCGATTCTTATCTGTTCTTTCTCCGCGCCATCCACATGCTCCTTGATGTTTTCGGCTGAGTCCTCGATGCTGTCGAGAGTCGGGTCGATGTTGTAGTTTCTGTCGTTTGGAACTAGAGCGATATCGTTTAGAATCTCGTTCGCTTCCTCGTCGATGCTCTTTAGCGTTCCTGCTATCGTCCCTGTCGCGTCGGTAATCTCGTCTGTCTGTTCCTTCTGTTCTCTCACGCTGTCCACGACGGTCGAAGCGGTGTTCTCTGGAGAATTGTTTATCTCCTGAATCGCCTCGCACCCAGCCACTGTGAGCATTGCGATTAGTATCATTATTTTTTTCATTCTTTACCTCCGAAACTGGCGTTGCCAATAATAACGCTGTTAAAATTAATACATTCATTTTTTATCTCCGTGATAGAAATACGACATTGCGCCAGTTGATTTATCCATAATTACAATTGGCTTGCCTGGGTTTTTGTGTGCATATTTACGAATGTCTTGATTATCAATATTTTCCATATTCATTTTCTTATTCCACCGTTCGTACTTTTTTCTTCCGTACATACAACTGTGATATTCATCGCTATTCATTTCGAATACTTCTGCACCTGCAAACCTTTTACGCTTTTTTGGTTTTTTCTTTCCTAGATGTGCATCTGTTCCTTGAATAGCACCTTCACCTCCAAAGTGAGGAGACATTCCACCACCAACTGAGTTCATTGGTGCAGATTCTTCTATTGGGGCAGTACCTGGCCAGAGTTTATGTGCGCCTCGGAAATCAATCATCCAAGTATAACCTTTATAGTACCAGAAACTTCTTCTGTTTTTGTCACTAAAAAGTTTGTCACCCTTACTTTCAATTTCTTTAGCGGAAGTTTCGTCCAGTTGTTCAACGGATTCCTTTGCAAAATACTTTAAAGTATCTCCAACCTTTGCATCTGGGTCAAGAACGATTGTGACATCTCGCATATACCCCGCTTCTTTGTGTGCGTTTTTCTTCGTGAGATTTGAGGAAACAACTTTACCTTTCTTGTCTACAATTGCATAAACATCACTTCTTCGTTCATCCAGTTCTTGGCCTGGTGTGTCTTCACGATAGTTATCGTCTAGTTCGTCTGTTGCTTCTTCCCCTGCACCATTTTCTTCTGCAATAAATGGTCGAATCTGAGAATCGTGCATTTCTACTTTTGTTCCATCTTGAAACTTTACCCGATAGACGGTATCATAACGGCTAGTTTCCCCAACAGAAACAACTCCAACTATTCTTCCTCTTCTGTCTCCCATTTGAATGGTTTTTCCAAGAAGAATAGTTTCTGATAATTCTTTTCTGAGTTCGTTAAATTTTTTCATCTTGTTGCACCCTTGTTATGTCTTGTTGTGAAAAGACAACATCTCCCAGTTTAAAAAGAGGAACACCCAAAACAGAATCAAAAGATTCTCTGTTCTCTTTAATTGTGATTTTTTCTCCATCCAACAAATATACTCCACTTGGAAGTGTTAATTCTAATTTGTTAAATGATTCATTTATATTAGTTTCAAATTCGTTTCCACTTTCTTCCATATAACTTAAGAAAACCTCTTCGATAAGATTTTCATTTTCCACACCCATATTTTTGGCTTCTTCTTTTAATAACCAGAGTGCTGCCGCGGCACCACCTAAACGAGTTTTACCGCCAGGAAGTTTTCCAATAAGTCTTTTGATATTAAAAATGACCTTGTGTATGTTTGTGTATTTTGAACCTGCTTTTCTTACAGCATCATCTGCTTCTTCTGATTTAATTCTTTTTCCCTTTTTATCAATAATACCAAGTTTATAGGCGTCCGTTTTTTTCCACGGAGTCGCCAGCATCTTAATAAACTTATATGCTAAATATGTGTCTACTAATCCTAAACCCATTAAATGCCTCTTAGTATTTTCATTACTCCTTGGTGGAGTGGTACTCTGATTAAATCTACTTCTGGTATCTCGTTTGGTAGATAATTTAAATAAACTAAAAATGTTTTAAGTATCGGATAAAATTCTTTTTCTATCTTATAAAACAATATTCGTGTTGCTTCGTTTACAGGAAATATGTTGTAAAAAATTATAATGTGATTTAATATTAATCTTTCTTTTAGTATGTCGCTTGTTTGGTATTTTTTAAATAATCTCTTTAAGTATTTTGTTCTATGTAAATCATCATAAAATTCTTCTATCCCCTCGCACTGAGGATTATCATAATGCTTCATAGCAAACATAATAAAATTATCTTCATTTAATACATCAAACATTTTTTATATCATTCAGTAGGGGGTGGTGTATCACCGGCAGTCCATTCTCGGTCTGCTAATCTTTCGAAATTTCCTCTTGTGTGTGAGTCAACAGGTGAATCTCCTACTGCTCCATTGAAGTGTTTATTGTAAATTGAATTTTTTGTTTCAATAGGAATTCGTTCACCGACACCTCTCAGTTCTGCACCGGCTGCCTTTGCGGCATCTTTTATTTTGTCTGGAATGTCAGAATGCTTACTTGCGGTATTATTCATAATACCCGCAATAGTATCCTGTACGCTATCTTTCTTAGAGAAAGGGTTGTCATTTTTTTGTGTCATTTGGTAATACCTCCATAATATGTATACTGGCTTTATAGTTCTAACAACTCAAAGCCAAAGTTGACATCTAGTGATTCTAATAGTTTCTTTTGTTCTGCTAAAGTAAATGTCTTATTTACATTCACACTATAATTTAATTTTTCTAGGAAACTTTTACCCACAAGAACTAGGTAATTATTATCTGTTCTATCTGCTAAATTAAAATTGATGTCTTTGTATTCTTTCTTGCCAAACTTAACATCAAACTTAACAATATATCTGTCTTCCCATTGTCCTGAACCAATATTGATACTTTGTTCTTGGACAATTGGTTTTTTAAATTTCTTATCAAGAATCTTAAAGGAAACACTTTTTCCTTCCTTCTTGATATCAGTTGCTCCAATTGCGTTTACTGTTCCGTTTCCAGTATCAATCTTTGCCTTTATTTTTCCCACACCATCAATAGTGATGTACTCGACATAACCGATTTCTTTCGCAGTATACTTCCAGTTATCTTTGTCTAGAATATGGTCAAGTAAAAGACCAATCAAATTATCACTAGAAAGTTTTCTGTCTGGTTTATATCCGTGATATGGAGCCGCACCTGAACCTGGCGAACCATTCACTTCAAGAATGTAGTGTGTCCCTTTGTTGGTGATGTGGTCAACTCCCGCAAAGTAACACCCTGACATTTTATAGGCTTTTAGTACCAAATCCATTTCTTCTTTACTAAGTTTATATGGCTCTGTATCATTTCCAAGAGCCTTATTTGTTCGGAAATCCTTTCCGCCTTTTATACGCTTGACTGAGGCGATGATTTTACCATCCAATACAAGGGTTCGTACATCGTATTTAATCTCGATATACTCCTGAATGATTACCTCTGCTTCCTGCTTCCAGAGAGTCTGTAGAACGCTCTTGAGGGATTCCTCGGACTCAATCTTCATCACACCGATACCTTCAGCACCCGTGATTGTCTTGACGATGACGGGGAATTGACCTCCGATTTTATCTAAGGCGATGGCGATTGAATCTTCATTATTCACAAAGGCTGTTCGAGGAGATGAGATTTGATTTTGTTCGAGAGCGAGTGCAGTACTCATTTTATTTTGGCAGAACTTCATCGCCTCTAAGTCATTCACGGTAAACATACCAGATTCCTGAAGTACTTTTACCAGACCCATTCCTGCATTATCGACTAATGCTCCACCACGAACAAGACAAATTGTGTTATCTGTTTTGAGTGTGATGTTCTTGTTTTCGCCATTGTAATTATGAATAACTAGTTCATTATCATCCATATCTTTATCAACAATGAATGCGTGGTTTGTATGAACAGGGAAGAATGTTATACCTCTCTTCTCACAAGCCTTTTCAATTCTTTCAATTGTATCCGACTTCTCATCCGAAGATGTTGATTTAGTGATAGCAATAAGAACAGGGGCTTTGTCTGATTTGGCTTCTTCCAATTCAATAAGTTTGTTCCAATCTTCTTTTAATGATTCTCGTATTCCCATTTCGCTTCTCAGTTTGTCCCAAAGTTGTTTGGCGATTGCCCTGTTTCCAACACCACTTTCAAAACTATCAAAGTCTCCTTCTTGTGCAGCCGCTCTCATCTTAGAAGCGGACATACCCTCGACACCTTCTGCGTCGGGGTCTCTTTCTCCTGCACTACGAACTTCAAAATTTTCAAAGTTATAACTTTTCTTTGGGTCAGAGTGATTAATGTATGGACGAATCTGTTTATCAAATTCTTTGACTCTATCGCCACCAACCACAAGAATAACATTCTTATAACCTTCGTTTGATAATTGTTTCATCATATGGAATGGAGTTCGAATAGTATCATCATCAATAATATTCGCACCCCTAAACATCTTCTTCATAAAACGAATTTTGTCTTTTGGTTGCAGTGGATTCTTTTTCTTGTCGTGACTACGACTAGGATAAATGCGATGCTCCGCTTTTTCAGAGCGAGCGTTTGCAACCACCGCATCGACCAATTTTTTGTGACCGATGGTGGGTGGTTGAAAACGACCGAAGGTTACAACGATAGCCTTCGTTTCTTCATTCAGAAATGTTCTGACTGATTTGCTCATTTATTCCAAGGTGCTTTGCTCTTAAGCCAGTTAAATAGTGGTACACCGATAAGTGCGCCAGCACCGAAGCAGAGAATGCTCCACCAAACAGTGCCTAAAGTTTCGCTAATAAATGCTAGTGTCATTGGACTTCTCCTTTAATTGTCCCAATTTTTGGTCGCAGTAAAATTCTGCATTGAAAATTCTAATCTATCAACCAGTTTAAGTGCCTTATTGCTAAGTTTGTCTACAGCGACAAATCCTTCTGGTGATGTTACATCGAATCCGTTATCTTTCTTGATAAAAGTACCAATACTTTTAACGGCCTTTAGTTTATTTATAATCATCATCTTTATCCTCACCAAAGACTCCCGCAGTGCGAACATTGAATCCAGTTTACTAGAGTTATTACTCAGATATGTAACTAGTTCTTTAAATTGAGATTCTTTACGCTTTTTTGCGGCCTCTGTCTTCACTGAGTCTATGGCTTTCTGCATCTTGGTGTTTATATGGTTTATCAAACCCTCCGCAGATTCTGTCCCACCGGCTCCCTGACGAATGAGACTGTTACCATAAATTTTAAGTTCTGAAGTTAACTTGGTCTGTGAGTAAATATCATCTATAAAAGATTTAATTTTACCGCTAATCTTCTGAACCTTGGCGATTTCGCCATCTATTTCTTTTTGTTCAGTTTTAGTAAATGTTGCTGTACCTGATGTGTCTTTAAAGTCGGCATCTCTAAACCAGACATCCCTAGTCCTTGCAAGTGAACCCACTTTCGGGTTGAAAGTTGCCGTCATGTCTGTAATTGATTTTCCTTTATAACTTGTGTGCCATACTACTCCAATCTTTGCATTTGAAATTTCTTTTTCTGTATCAGAACCTTTTGGAACTGCATATGTAATTGTGTTTGGCTGAAAAGTAACATAAGTTTCACCATCAATTTTTTCAGTAGTCAAATCGTCTGAAGTGAACATTATGTCTCCCTGAAGAACTCCTCGAATTCCCAGTTTACCAAGATACTTTAATGCTACTTTTAACTTCGATGCCAAACCTGGCGCATCGCCGTGATTTTTGTCTATGTCTGCATTTGTATAGTTAATTTTTGGAACTACATTAAATATGGATTTAGTACCAACAAAGAATTTTCTGGTTTCGGGATGGATGCCTGCAAAGACGGCGGGAGCGCCATCCCATTTTACTGTAACATTTACCTTTGAACTGGAATTACCATTAAGCATATCTGTGACAGAACTAAGGAATGCAAGTGCTGTATCAACACCCGCAGAACCCTCGTTATATAGTGAGTCTTCAATATGCTCCAAATGGGTATTTTTCGCCTCATGAAGTTCAGTTGCAATGAATTGTGAAAACTCTTTCATTTGCTTTTCCTTATACATACTATATATGCTTTTATACATATAAGGTAGTATTTAACCCAACGATTAAGAGGAATATAAAATGCCAACAGAACACGGATATCCCCACAAACCATTTAGAGCGAATCATGTAGACATTCGCACTATGCAAATTTTTGACCCTGTTGTAGTAGGTTCAAAAGCCCTCGGCAATGCTTCTCAAGGATGGCAACAAATGTCTGCCACTGGTTGCACTATGGAGAGTGGAGTACGAATTAAAAACACATCAGCCCCAACAGTTTTCGTAAGCACTACAGGTCTTACTGGTGCAACAGCCGGAACAATGTCTGGCTTTATGCTCGGAGAGAGCGAAGAAGTTTTTGTTGAAGTAAGACAACTTACAAATATTTGGGTCGCTCCAAGTGCTGATGG